GGGTATGCGATCGTCCTTTCGTTAGGCCTGATTAGCCTATTTATTTAACTCCTTAATTAGGAAAAAACATGTCTGCTCAGGCAAACATTGTCGCATTCGACGGAGCAGGTACGCCTGTTTCCCATACCTTCACGCCTATTGGCACCAAAGCTGATGCTTTGCTTGGTGACCAGGCTTATTGGCGAGAGAACCTTGCGAGCGTTCCGATTGCGGCGAATGCCAAAGTCACTACGTTCAACAAGAAACTCAAGGGTGGGATGAACCGTTGCGAAATCCGGGTTGAAGTCCCGGTTATGGAGGCAGTCTCTGGCAGTAACGCCGCCGGTTACACTGCTGCTCCGAAAATCGCGTTTGTGGATCAAGTCTCCTTGGTCTCCTACTTCCACGACAGGTCGGCGATCGCAAATCGTCGACTTGCACGGATGTTGTTGGTCAACATTGCCAACAACGTCTCAACCTCTGTTGCGGCTGCTACTACTGGGCCGGGCGCAGAGCTTGTGGATGCAGGGATCACGGCGTCGTAATGCGTGTCGTCGTGATTCACTTGCTGTTTTTTGTAGTTGTTATCGGAATGTATTATTTATTTCGTTAATAACTCCTAAAATGGCAGACGCTTAACCAACTCCCTAAAAGGACTAGCATGAAAACGTCACATGATTGGTTAGAAGAGCGCAGTACTGGTGAGACTCTCAGTATCCTGGAAGGCTTCACATCAGCTCTTGCCGCGAGATGCGGCGAAGTGGGTCAGCACCTTCTCGGACTTGTCCGGGAGGGTAGGTTTGCTGACTTGCTTGCTTACAAAATTGACTACAACGCTGAGTGGGACGTGTCCCATCTCATTGCGGTACGGCAGATCCTTGCCCTCTACAGCAAACTTCCCACGCTTCCCGTAAGGGATGCGCATGAACGGGAAATGGCCGCGTATGACAATCTTTGTGAGACGGAGGTCAACTGCTTACAGACGAACAACAGGTTTCGGTCCAAAACAGGTGTACCGGATGGGTTTTCACCCACTACTTACGCACAGTTATTACGTGCGAAGAAGCTTATCCGTACCATCCTCGGACCGGTCCCTCGCCTAAGTCAGCTTAAGTTGTCCTTCGGACCTGGTGCCACAACCACGGTAAAAAAAGAAAGCGCTTGTCCGCAAATGAAACTCGCGGATAGGCCGACGTGTAGCGACGAACTAGCAAACAGTCCATGGTTAAACTCGTTCCTTCGCACCATTCCACATTGGCTCAATGAACATACGAGCACGTGGTCTATGGACGAAAACGGTGAACTGTTTAGTGAAATCATGCTGGACTTATCACCCAGTAAGCTAGTCGCCGTCCCTAAGAACGCAG